TGGGGGGCGCAGGCCGCCGGGTGAAATCTACCGCCACCCATCCGCCACCTACTACGTCCACGCCCTCCAAACAGTCACCAACGACCGGGAGAATGGCACACGGCCCAGCGTCGTCCATAATCGCCTCGATGGTCTCCACCGTAACCACTCCGGGCTTTATGGACCGCGGCGTAATGGAATCTGGAATTATGTAGCTGCTCATACTTGACAATCTCCTTTGAGCCCTCTACAATAAGGGCGGATCAACTTTTTTCTTTGGGCCGTTCGGTGTTCGCAGCACCGGCGGCCTCTCTTTTTTGCGCAAATTCACAAGCGCTTGTGAATTTGCGAGCCCCACGCACAGGGCCGCCGCAGCCACCAGCGCCAGCAGCAGGGGAATACACTCGGCGCAGATACAGGCCGCCAGGACGAGCACAGCGGCCAGGCGCTCCAAAGTGGCCCGCTTCATAAACTCACCACCTTCATGCCTGGCTTGTACTGGAATCTCCGGATTTGAACTACCTCGGCATCCTCAACCGGCTTAATTGCCTGGGCCTCCAGATAGGCATCCACCTCTTCGGCTTTGAAACGAATGCGCCGCCCAACCCGGTATCCGGTAAGCCCGTTCGGCTTCGTGGTCAGCCGATAAATGGTGTAAATACTGACTCCGAAACGTTCGGCCAGATCTTGGGCCGTCAGCATTGGCTTTTGGTTCATAGTGACTCCGCCCTTCTTATCCCATAAAGCCTGTTCTGCAATGCTCATTCCTTCTTGTAGACAACCGCATAGTTCTTCCCGTTGACCGTGATCGGGCTGGGCCTGCCGTGCGCCTCAATCCATGCCCGCACCTTCTCGACCACGCTTTCGGTATACTGGTAATCTACGCCGTCGTGCCCGTTGTTGCAGTAGGGAAGCCGTTCGCGCTCGTCCTCCGAGATATCCAGCGTGGAGATAATCGCACCAATGGCCTGGGCATGGGGCACCTTGCCGCCGGATGCCTTGGAGTAGACGCCCAGCTTTTCGGCAATAGCGCTCTTGTCGTAGGTCTGCTTCATGTCCTGGAATGCCATGCGGGGAAGGTGAATCCCATCCTCGGAATAGAAATCGCTGAGAGCCATTGCCTGATACTCTGGCTTGGTGCCCGCCCGGTCGTAGAGCTTTTGAAGGAAACTCGCCGCCCGGTTCTTGGCGTTGAGCAGCATCGCCGTGGCCCGTTTGTCGGCGGCGGCCAGCTCCTCCGGGGTCTTACCGTTCTTTGCGGTCTTTCCGCCGATAGCGGCCTTCTCGCGCTCCTCCATGATATTGAAGCGGGTCACGTACATGGCGGTAAACTTCGTCCCCTTCTCGCCGGTGAGCTTGTTGGCGATAAACTCGCAGCCCTTCTTGGTGACCAGGAAACAGGGCAACTCTTTCCCCTGCTCACTGGTGTAGGTGCTCGGGATAAAGAAATCTGACGGGTTGATTTTTGGGAGTTTTGACGAAAGCCCAAAATTGGGCTCTCCTGTTTTTTCCATTTCTTCGATATACCCATTGATGTCCCGGAGAAGATGTCTGTGTTGCTTCTCCACCATCTCAGCCACTTCGCGGCTGTCCAGGGTTTCCGCCTCTGCGGGGTTGTAGTTCTTGATGTTGTCCATGATGTTCTCCTTTCCAAATAGTCCAGTTTATTACCCTTCTGATTTGGTATCCTGACTCTGCACAGAAATAATCCGGGTAAGCGCCTCCTTAAAGCGCCCGGCGGCCCCATTCCAACCGTTGCGCCACCCACTGTCTCGTGCTAAAATCAAATTGGCAAGCCAGATGGGAGGTGAAACTTTGAAAACAGATAAAGAACTTGCTGTGGAGCTTATGGGTAATTATCTTCGGGCCGTTTATTCTCAGGAAAAAATGAAGGCCCTTGACCCAGAAGGCTTTAAGAAAATTTTGAACGCCTGCTATGACGCCGTTAAGTCTCTCCCAACTGAGTAAGCGGGTCTCGCACTTCTTTCAGTCGGTCGGCTATCTCACACATAGCCGCTGACAGCTCCGCCAGATTCTCCGGCTTGCTTTCCGAAACCTCGGCCAGTAGCTCCAACTGCTTGCCGAGGATTTCTTTTACCTTTGTGCTGCCCATCAGGTTCACCCCCTTTCTATCAGTCCTGTTTATTGGACATCGTTCCCTTCATAATTGGAGTGCATCGGTAAATCCAGAATTTCACGGATGGCCTGGACTACCTTTGGCGTGGAGAGCTGTCCGGTCTTAATCTTGTACATATAAGAATCATCAAAGTACAGGCCGGTCTTGCTTCGAACTTCCCCAATCAACCAAGTCTGCGGTTTGTTCAGGTCAATCAGTCGTTTGCCGATGTCCTTGCCGAACGCCGTAAGTTGTGCCATTCCATTCCTCACCTCCCTATATCGTGTTGTTGACAATTACGGAAAGTTGTAATATACTTATCTTGCCACAGATAGTAAATACAGCCGCCCGTACTTCATGTGACTATAATATTACTGTTCACTGTAAAAGTCAAGCATAAAGTACGGTCATCTGTAATTTTGCCTTTTTGCACAAACGGCGGAGGGAATTATGGAAGATTTGTACAAGCATATAGAAAGTCTTGGGAAGGAACACGGCTATAAGAACATGACTGTTCTTTGTAAGGCCGCTGGGGTTCCCCGCTCCACAATGTCGGAATTAAATAACGGGAGAAGCAAAGACCTTTCAAAGCCAAACGCCCAAAAATTTGCAGATATTCTGGGCGTTACTCTGGATGAGGTATATGGAGAAGAAACAAAAAAAGCGCCCACCCAGGATGGTGAGCGCGGCATTGACGAGCAAAATCTAAAAGTCGCTTTTTTCCGTGGAGCAGACCCCACCCTGACCAAAGAGGACATGGACGCCATGTGGGAGGACGCCAGGGCCTTCCGGGATTTTATCGTAGCGAAGAGGAAAAGGGAGAAGGAGAAGAATGGCGGCTGATCTGCTGGAACTCTATGATGAGGCTGAGGAAGCCGGCATAGATGTAGCTTGGTTCCCTCTGTGTGAGGATCGGTCGATGGCACTGCAGCTCAATGATGGGTCTTGCGCGATAGCTATAGATCCATGGAAGATGTATACCCTTGCAGATGAAACCTCATGCCTTGGGCATGAGCTGGGGCACTGCAAGTCAGGCAGTTTTTACAACCCCTACGCCAGCTACGATATCAGAAAAAAGCACGAGAACCGCGCCGACAAGTGGGCCATCCAGCGGCTCATCCCCTTGTCGGAACTCGATGCGGCCAGGGCAGACGGCCATACTGAGCTGTGGGATCTGGCGGAATATTTTGGTGTCACCGAAGACATGATGCGCAAAGCCCTATGCTGGTATGCGCATGGAAACTTGGCAGCAGAGCAGTACTTTTAATAGAATGAAAAAGTACCGCCCCCGGTACCATCTGTACCAGAGGCAGTAAAAGTACTCAATTTAAGTATTTTAGTAACTGTATCAGATGTGAACCATTCATTTCGCCTCGTTCTTCTTTATCAAGTCTACGTTTTCCAAAAATAACAAATCCGTTGTCCTCGTAGAACTTTTTAAGGATATCGATATCTTCGCATTCCACATAGACCACTTTGCCACCGATAATTCTCTGTGCGGCGGATACCTTATCAATCGCCATTTTCAGTAGCTCGTCGCCTGTAATGAGCTTTCTATAGTCGTTCATGTAGTTTTTTCCTAACTGGGCAATCAACGGTGCCATAATAACCAAATTATCGTCTGAAATATTTGGCATGGCAAATTTCCTAAGCCGCCGTGCGGTGGTTTTTGACACAGAGTGACTCCCAACCACAATGTACTTGTTCGCAATCGTGAAATATCCGCACAGCACGTTCTTCCCCCTATAGGACGCATAGACAAGAAACGTCTGAGCAATGCTTTGCTTTGCAAAGTCAATTGCCGAGCGTTTCGTCAAAAATTTCTCGACGTCCGGGTTTGGAGGGCATGAAAAAAAAGAGAGGATTTCTCTGCAGAAATCCTCCCCCTTCTCGTCAATGATATCGCTTAAAGACAGTATCGAATATCCGGCCATTATTTATCTCCGAAAAAGTCGTTAATCTTGTCTTTTGAAATCGTTTGACAGGTTCTTGAGAGGATAACTTCTTTACTTTTCTTTCCTTTTGCAAACTCAAGAGCCCCAGCAAAACCTCGGCACAGTTTTTTGTCCTTGAAGCGAACCTCTTTGAGGATACTTTTAGTCGCCATAACCGCACCTCCTTCAGAATTGCTATATACTTATTATAGCAGCACAATACACAAAAATACACTGTAAATTTCTACGAAGTTTATTATGCCAAGTTGTTGACTTTTGCATTTTGATTTTTATTTACCACAAAATGTAGTGTCCTGCTCTTTTGCATATACAAACCGCCCCCGGTGCTACCAACACCAGGGACGGCTTACATAGAGGGTGATAAGGTTTGACAGGCCCATATCACCCTCTCATATTATCATACACGTGGGAGGGATTCAAGATGGCCAGACGCCCCGAGTTTTATTTTGATGAAAAGACCGGGTACTATCGTAAACGGGTGAAGCTACAAAGCGGTACCTACAAAGATGTTCGCGCCAAAAGTAAAGAGGAACTGCGTGCCAAGCTCTACGACCTGGAGACCGCCCAGCGGATGGGTGTCATCCTGGATGATAAAACCACTGTTGCCCAGCTTCTGGCGCAGTGGTATGTAAACCGCAAGGATGGGCTCTCCTACTCACGCCGCCGGGACTATGTAAACGCCATCAATAACCACATCTGCCCCCTCATCGGGGGGTATCAGCTAAAGTCCGTCAAGCCGGAGGACTGTCAACGCGTCATGGCAGCTCTTTCCGGCAAGTCAAACTCTCTTCAAGCCAAAGTGCTGGGCGTCATGCGCATGGGATTTGACTGCGCTGTGGAAAATGGCTTGATTTTTCGGTCACCCTGTGCCAAAATAAAGGCGGGCGGTGCCCCCACCGAGGAGAAGGTGCCGCTGACACCCGATCAGTGCGCCGCTCTGGAGGACGCCACAAAGGACACTCGCGCTTATCTCTTCGTACTGATTGGCCTTTACACCGGTCTACGACGGGAGGAGATCTGCGGCCTGCGCTGGAGCGACCTGGATCTTAATGCCACCGCCCCCCACCTCACCGTAAACAACGCAGTGCGCTTTGACGGTGGAAAGGGTATCTTCCCCTCCCCGCTCAAAACGAAAGCGGCTCACCGTACCATTCCTCTGCCCAGCAAGCTGGCGGACGCTCTTCGCGCTGCAAAGTCCAAGAGTAATAGCGTCTTCGTCGTTCCCGCAAAAAATGGTTCAAATGCTAGTCTCCAGACTGTACGTAATCTCATGGCAATTATCGGGCGGCGCACAGTCAAAGCTTCAGCGGCCACCTCTGAGAAAGAGGCTAAAAAGCGCGGCCCACAAATCCAGCAGACGCTGGACTTCAAGGTGACTCCGCACTTGCTTCGCCATACTTATATCACACGTCTTTGCCAATCCGGCATGGACATCAAGAAGATACAATATCTTGCCGGGCACAGCGATATAAAGGTCACTCTCGGCATCTATAGCCACGTGGTCGGCAACACACCTGGTGAGCTGATAGGAGCTGTAGAAAATGCCTTTTCGGGGCAAACTTCGGGGCAAACCGAAAAATGTCAACAGGAGAAAGTGCTAAGTATCAATGGATAG